CTATCTGCAATACCTCACCAACTACCTTCAAGTTAACTCAAGGGAACTGGTATGTGTTTTCTATGTACATGAAAGCCTCTGCTGCTTCTAACTTAACTATGACTATTGTGGCAGATGATGACGACTCAACTTCTTTAGAAAGTGGCACAAAAACCGTTGCATTAACAACTTCTTGGGCAAGACAGTTTGTTCAGGTTTATGTGCCTGAAGGTCTATCAACAAACAACAACATCACAGTTACCTTTACTTTATCTGGGACCGTAGGCTCTGGTGTTAACGTCTGGGTTGATAACGCTCAATTTGAACAGGCATTTAAACCTACAGACTACTTTGATGGCTCATTGCCACAGGCTTCTGGCGTTTTCTGGTCTGGAACAGCCCACGCTTCGTATTCATATAAGTATGACAATTGGACTATTAAAATGGCAAGACTTCTAAACACCTTAAAATATTGGGTTCCTATGAATGCCCCATGGCGTGTTACTTCCTATAAAGGCTTAGAAGGCACGTCCGCTACCTTTAATTGATTTACCCCCAGGTCGTAGTAGACTCCCGCTATGACCACATTAATTGACTTATTTATAGCAACACTTTCTACCTCATATTTCATAGGAGCAATTGATGCTTTCTATGATTTAAAGAAACTAAAAGGGTTTGTAGCATTGGGTTTTTCAGTGCTGGCTCTTTACGTTATAGGTTACTCAGAGTATGACCTAGCCCTTATGTCCACAGCAGCAGCATTTGCATCTTTGGCTGTTATGGCAATGCTTGAACGTCCTGTAACAATTCAACCACCTCGTCGCTACTAGGAGAAACCATGTCACGTTTAATTGTTGTTGGAACATCAGATGATGTAGATGTAACCCATGGGTTCCGTTTACTTTTAACGCAAAAAAAATTTAACGAAGTCCACCTTCCTTTAGCAGCAGGGAACGAAACTCACGACCAAGTAATGATGGCTGCTTCAGAGTTGAACATACCCGTCTCTACTGGTTCTTCTTTAGAAGAATTACTAGAATCGGCTGCTCCAGATGACATCGTGGCTTTGGCTTGGGATGATTCGGACGACTGTTTTGAAACAGTTGCTTGGGCACATGAAAATCGCAGAGAAGTCTGGGACATATCAGATGGACTGAACCTGATTGATATGGAGACGGACATCCTAGAAGAACGCCTTGAAGAGGTGTTACAGGACTTTACAGAGACCATGATTGCGGTGGTCTACAAGATGGTTATGGACCAGATTGACGAAGAAGGTAAGCGCAAGTATCGTCGCTCTGAATGAACATCCCACACGACCTCCTAGAGGCGGAACTGACCCATCATCAGTTCCGTCTCTTAGTCGTGCTGTACTCATTAGCAGACCCTGATGGGGTCGTAGAGGCTTCTGTGGCTACTCTCGGTCGCCTGACCCACACTAAAGCAGACTCCCACGTAAGAGCCTCTCTAAAGGTTTTAGAAACGGGGGGTTATCTCGTCGCCACGACCCAAAAGCGTAATCGCGGTTTCTACACGACAAAGAAGTACACGCTGCCGTCGCCTCCACAGAGTCAAGCACCGTCGCCTGTACAGAGGCGGACAACACATGGTCAAGTGCTTAAGTCATATAGTCAACAGCCATTAGTACCTAATACCAGTAAGTCAATAAGTTATGAAAATATAAAAATACTCAAAGTAGGTGAGGAAACCATGAATAAAAGTTGGCGAGAAGAACAAGCCAAGGATGATTCAATTGGAGGCATCGGCAAGTTGGACTCAGAGCAACCGAGGTCCACGCCCAGCAAGAAGGACACCAAAACCCGTGGCAAGCGACCACAGGCAGAGTGGACAGTCCGCGATGTTGCAGCAGAGTTCTCATTCTTAGTCGGTCGTAAGTTTCCATGGTTACCAGGCACCGTGAGCGTCAACAATCTTTCGGGTGGGCTGCAACAGATGCGTACCAGATTCCAAACGACAGCCCTGATTGAATTAGAGATTCTAAAGATGTTTATGGTTGATGAAAGCAATTTTAAAAACGTTGGCGATGAAGCACCGCACCTGTACAAGTTGTATCTTGCTATGTTCCGCACTCACATGAACAAGGCACGAGAAAACCTAGGACTCGTCAACCCAACTGAAGAAATCGGAGACAAGTTCGTGTACGCTTCAGACGGTAGAGAGTTTGATAACACGATTGTCGGTCGCAAAGCATTAGAGCGTTATGAAAGGAAACTAAATGCCTAAGTACGATTTTAAATGCGATACATGCGAAGACAGCATTGTTGAGATGCACTTGGCTTACGACGCTACAGAAAGACCTAACTGTGACCGTTGTGGCAGTCCTATGAGTAAAGTATTTACACCACCAGCAATTCAATTTAAAGGAGGAGGTTGGGGCGGACAATGAACGAAACTCTTATCCTAGGAATTTTAATTGGTATTCCAATTGGTTGGCTTGTTATGACGTGGTTTGATAAAGATGCCTAAGAAGAAAAAAGAGTTACCAGTCTTTGCAATTGTTGATATGCCAAAGTGGAAAGCCAAGATTATTGATATTGTTACCAGCATCTTGTTTCCAGGTGAGAAATATTTTGTTATAACAGTTCATGAAACACACATGACTACAGATGGCAAGAACAAGTACACCGATGACAGAGGAGTGACAGTTGACCTATCAAATTGATGAACTGCCCTCACTTAACAAACATTGGATTATGCGTAACTCAAATATCCCACGACGTTTTATGGGATACGAGCCAAGCGATATGGACACAGCGTTTCCTCAAGGTGTAGATGAGTGGCTTGAGGATTTAGTATCTGGGTCTGTCATCAAACAAATAGGTGGACTGGGACTTACGGGCGTGGGTCTTTTGTTTGATGGCGGACCTGGACTAGGAAAAACAACTCATGCTGTAGTTGCAGCAATGGAATTTGTTCGTAGATTAAATCCAGAGAAGGCTAAAGACATATTGCGTTATAACAGCGAGTCTGACTTTGGCATGTTGTCTCGCCCCATCTATTACCTTACGTATCCAGAATTTTTATCCCGTAAGAAGGCTATGTTTGATGCAGACCTTGAAGAAAAACGAGAGATGAACAGACAGATTGAGGGGTTTCATGGTCGTGCTAAAGAAGATTGGTTAAATGTTCGTTTATTAATACTTGATGATTTAGGAAAAGAGTATGGTTCTAAATACGATGACGCATCATTTGATGAGATTTTACGCAGTCGTTATGACCGTGCATTGCCTACAATAGTAACTACCAACGAGATGCTGGAAAATTGGTCCGCCAAATACAGCAACGCAATGGCAAGTTTTGCTAATGAGGCGTTCCAACGTGTTCGACTAACTGGCAAAGACTTAAGAAGGGCTACAGCATGAAAGGTTCACAATTGGAACAGTGGCGTACAGTCCAAGTATTTCTTTCACCTACGGGTGTGTATGAAGTACAACTACGCCCTAACGACACAAAAGCACAATGCTCTTGCCCATCTTTTAAGATGAGAAACAGTTGCAAACACACAACGTTTGTACAAACCCGTATGGCTGAGAACGACGGGCAGTATGCAATCCTGGTACCTGATGATGTGCCAGAAGAAATTCAAGCAAGAGCCAATGAGTCCGCAGAGACTTTCCGCAACTTTATTTTAAAGTATGCCAGAGTAGAGGTGTTGTGAAGGGCGGGGACATCTCCAACGAAACCCCTCCTCGTTTAATTGTTCTTGCAGAAGTTGTTGCAGAGTTTGAAAAAGTTACAGAACGAAAGTTCTTAAATAAAACAACAACTCTACAATTAAAGAACATTAATAAAGCAGCGGTGTCTCAGTTGTGGAATTTAACTTATAAGTATGGACTTGCTGTTGAGTTAGCAGGTATTGAAGAAGATGGTTGGGACCACTCTTCTTTAGAAAAAGTAATGGACATATTAGACAGACGTGGTAGTAATCCCTTTAATCTTGTTCAAATATATTTAACGACACAAGAGTTAGTAGATGACTTGCCTTATCGCACAAATTTAAAAGGTGTGGTTGACTTGCCCACTAAAGGTTTGAGGTATGGCTCTTGGGGTATTGATTTAAATAGGCTTTAGAGAAAAGATGGGGCAATGGCAGCAGATAACGAGCATCGGTTAGTAAGCAAAGTAATCCGTGACAGAGACATACTGCCAGTTCTACAAAAAGGAATTACTCACGATTGGTTTCTAGATGACGACAATTCCAGAGTCTGGAAGTTTGTTGTTAAGCATTACAACGAGTATTCAGAAGTACCAACTGCTGTAACTGTTAAAGACCATTACCCAACTTATAAAGTTTTAGATGTACAAGATTCTTTAGATTTTCTTGTTGACCAAGCGGTTGCATTTCGTCGCAAAGTATTGGTTCGTCAAGGTCTTGAAGAGTCAGTAGATAAGTTAACTCACAATGACCACGAAGGTGCTTTGGTTGCAATGGAAGCAGCCATTACTCGTGTTAATACTTCGGGTGTACAAGGCACAAACGAGTTAGAACTAACACAAGATGCAACTAATCGTTTTGCTGAGTATCAAGCATTAGCAAGCCATGCAATGATTGGTATTCCAACAGGGTTCGATAAAATTGACGAAGCAACTGCAGGATTGCAAGGCGGTCAATTAATTACTGTTATTGCTCCACCAAAAACAGGTAAGTCACAGATTGCACTAGCAGTTGCAATACATGTTCACAGTCAAGGC